ATAGAATTTACGAGCCTTGGAAAGCCACCGACTCCTAATGGTAATCTATTAGTAGTTGACGGTCTCAATTTGGCTTTCAGGTGGAAACACCAAAAGAAGGAGTTCTTTAAAGTAGAATATCTCAGGACTATTGAAAGTCTTGCAAAATCCTACGAGTGTGGCAGTATTGTAGTATTGGGAGACGGTGGAAGTGACTACCGTAAGACGATTGACCCAATGTACAAAGCTAACAGAAAAGAACGATACGCAGACCAAACAGAAGAAGAGAGACTTGAATTTGAACAATTCTTAGGAGAGTTTCAAAAAACAATCGACTTATGTAATGAAAAAGGTTATCTCACAATTAAGTATAAAGGTGTAGAAGCTGATGACATAGCAGCAGTCATAGCTCAGAACAGAGAGAATCTCGGAATAGAAGATATCTGGCTAGTAAGTTCAGATAAAGACTGGGATCTCTTAGTAGATGAGAACATATCACGGTTCTCTACCGTAACAAGAAAAGAGACAACTTTAGGTAACTGGGACGAACATTACGACTTTGAACCTGACAAGTATCTTACATTTAAGTGCTTGACTGGAGATAAAGGTGATAACGTGCCTGGTGTAACAGGAATTGGCCCTAAGAGAGCATCATCTCTCATAGCGGAACATGGAGATGTATTTGATATAATGTCATCGCTTCCGATAGATAGCAGATACAAGTTTATGCAAAACTTAAATGAGTTTGGCGCAGACGCACTTGCTAAGAATATCGAATTGATGGATTTATCGTACGACCCAGACGCACAAGTACTTGGGCATAGTAACGATATTATAGGATTAGTAAAGAATTATGTCAGTTAAATTAGATTTTAAACAAGATGATCTACTTGATGAGTTTGCAATAACAACTCTAAAAGATCGCTATATGGTTCCAGGTGAAGAATCACCACAGGAAGCATTTGCAAGAGCTGCTATGGCTTTTGCTGACGACGAAGCTCATGCACAAAGATTGTATGACTACGTAAGTAAACTTTGGTTTATGTTTTCGACGCCAGTTCTGTCTAACGGTGGGACTACTCGTGGACTACCCATAAGTTGTTTTTTGAATTATGTAGAAGACAGCCGAGAAGGAATAACAGACCATTATGTAGAGAACGCTTTTCTATCATCATTCGGTGGTGGAATTGGTGGGCATTGGTCTGATGTTCGTGCACAAGGTACAAAGACTTCCAAAGGCTCTGAGAGTACTGGAGTGATACCTTTTGTAAAGGTTGTTGACGCGGAAATGCTTGCATTTTCACAGGGCGTAACAAGAAGGGGTAGCTACGCTGCGTATCTACATATGAGCCACCCCGAAATTGAGGAATTTTTAGATGTTAGGAAACCTACTGGTGGGGATACTAATCGTAAGTCTATCAATTTACATCATGGTGTCGTGGTTCCAGATAGCTTTATGGAACTCATACACTCCGCTACAAAGTTTGATAATTTTGATGATAGCTGGGATCTTATCGATCCTCACACAAGACAAGTCAAACGAACAGTAAGTGCTAGAGCCTTGTGGGTAAAACTACTTCAAAATAGAATGGAGACAGGCGAGCCTTATATTATGTTCGAAGATGCGGTAAATAATGAATTACCAGACTTTCAAAAACAAAAAGGATTAGAAGTCCACCATTCAAACCTTTGTAGTGAGATTACTCTTGCTACAAACGATGAAAGAACAGCGGTGTGTTGTTTATCTTCAGTCAACTTAGAATACTATGATGAATGGAGTAAACACCCCGCGTTCATTCCAGACTTAATACGTATGCTTGATAATGTATTAACTGACTTTATCAAGAGAGCACCTCAACAGCTTGATAGAGCTAAGTTTAGTGCTATGCGTGAAAGAAGTCTTGGACTAGGCGCAATGGGATTTCATGCTTATTTACAAAAGAATGGAATACCATTTGAATCATTAGGGGCACAAAGTGTTAATCAGACTATCTTCCAAAAGATTAGAGAAGACGCTGATAAAACAACAAGAAAGCTAGCGCAAGAGAAAGGTGCTTGCCCTGATGATGATACTTGTACAGTACGAAACGCACACTTATTAGCTATTGCTCCTAATGCGAGTTCTAGTATTATTTGTGGTAACACCAGTCCAAGTATTGAGCCATTTAGAGCAAATGCTTTTACACAAAAAACTAAATCTGGAAGTAATCTTTTGAAGAATAAGTATTTAGAGAAAGTTCTTGAGAAGCATGGACAAAATACAGATGAGGTGTGGAAAAGTATTATTACAAATAAAGGCAGTTGCCAACATTTAGAGTTCTTAACTGATGATGAAAAAGATGTCTTTAAAACAGCAGTTGAACTTAATCAAGCGTGGTTAGTAGAACACGCGGCAGACAGACAACAATATATTTGTCAGTCTCAATCGCTAAACCTATTCTTCCCGCCTGATGTAAATAAAGGTGACTTACATAATGCTCATATGCTAGCATGGGCAAAGAACTTGAAAACGCTTTACTATCTACGTAGTGAGGCAATCAGTAGAGCTGACAATGTTACTTCTCAGGCAAAGAGAGAAATTATCTTTGAACAAGAAGATTGTCTAAGTTGTGAGGGATAAATGAGTTTATTAAAAGAAAGAGAATACTATAAACCTTTTAAATATCCGTGGGCATTTGAGAACTATAAAAAGCAACAACAAATGCATTGGTTGCCAGATGAAGTGCCACTACAAGACGATATTAAAGATTATAGAGAAAAATTAAGTGATGGAGAACGGACGTTATTAGATAATATATTTAAGTTCTTCACCCAAGCAGATGTAGACGTATGTGGAGGTTATGCCCACCACTACTTGCCTACATTTAAGCAACCAGAGATAAGAATGATGTTAGTTGCGTATGCTGCTATGGAAGCAGTACACCAAGAAGCATATTCTTTATTGCTAGAAACTCTAGGTAAATCAGATGATATGTACAGAGAGTTTATGGATATACATGCTATGTTAGAGAAGCACGAGCATTTGAGTGACTTCAATATGGAAACCCCATTTGACATGGCAAAGACTATGGCAGTATATAGTGCATTTACAGAAGGCGTACAGCTATTTAGTAGTTTTGCGATTCTTCTTAACTATCCAAGACATAACTTGATGAAGGGTATGGGACAAATTGTTACATGGAGTATTCGTGANNGAATCACTACACGTAGAAGGGTTATCTCAGCTATTCAGAACTTTTATGGCAGAACACCCAGAGTTATGGACAGATAAGTTAAAGTATGAAATCTATTGTGCTGCTGAAAAGACCGTGGAACTAGAAGATAAGTTTATTGACGTCTGTTTTGATAAAGCTGTAGTTCCCGATCTAACTGCTAAAGAAGTCAAGGAATATATTAGATATATTGCAGATAGAAGGCTACTTGGATTAGGTATGAAGAAAATTTTTCATAGTGAAGAAAATCCATTGCCTTGGATTGATATGCAGTTAAACGCAGTTGAGCATACCAACTTTTTTGAAAACCGTGCTACCGAGTATGCTAAGGCTAGTACACAAGGAAATTGGCAGGACATATTCAAATGAGTGAAGTAAGAACAATTACTATTGACGATACTGAGTATGTAATCGACCAGTTGAGCGAAGAGCATCAAAATGTGATTAACCACATTCAGGTAGCCGATCAGGAGATTGCTAGGTTACAGACCAATATTGCTATCTTAACTACAGGTAGACAAGCGTATATTAACCAGTTGGGAGAGGAACTTAATAAGTCGGATCCCGAGTTTACACCTGAAGTAGTTAAGTGAATATATACATAGGGTACGAAGAAAGCCACCCCGAGATGTATGAAGTTTGTAAAGCGTCTATAGAACGCTTTAGTACACGTCATATTATCAAACCTGTTAGGAAAAAACTACTCCAACAGCAAGGGGTGTATACTCGTCCATTTCAGGGCGAGGCAACTGATTTTGCATTTACTAGATTTCTAGTACCTTATTTGAATAACTATTCTGGGTGGGCTTTGTTTGTAGATGGAGACTTTCTCTTTCGAGCAGACCCAGCGGAACTAGAAAAGTACGAAGATGATGAACATGATGTCTTTGTAGTAAAGCACCCAGAGTTAGTAACAAGTACAAAGGTTAAAATGGACGGTAAAGTTAATCGTCCTTACCCTTGTAAATACTGGTCATCTCTAATGTATATCAACTGTGATGAACAAGAGATAGCACCAGATGATGTAAATGAAGCCCCAGCGGGTGATTTGCATGAATTTAAATGGGCAGAAAACGTAGGAAGTTTGCCCGCAACATGGAATAATATGGTAGGTTATTATGATATCTATCAACCAAATGCTGTACACTTTACAGATGGCGGCCCTTGGTTAAAAGGATTCGAGGATCAACCGTATGCAGACGAATGGAGAGCAGTACTTGAAGAAACAAGACGATCAGTTTAGCTTTCTTGAGCATAGACGTGCTCAAGAGGCTGCTCACCACAAGAGACTCTCAAATGAGGAATTTGACCCAATCAGTTCGATTCTAACAGTCGAAGTAAATACTACCGAACTTTGTAATCGAAAATGTGTCTTTTGCCCGAGACACGACCCAAAAGTTTTCCCTAATAGGAATTTACATATGACTCCAAACGGAGCGAGTCATATAAGTGCTGAACTTGCACGTAATCATTATCGTGGGAAAATCTCTCTTAGCGGCTTTGGAGAAAATTTACTCAACCCAGAGTTTCCAGAAATAATAAAAAGTTTTAGAACACATCTCGATTCCAACATAATCGAGTGTAATACCAATGGGGACAAATTGACATCTGAGTATGCAAAATCTTTGTTTGATAACGGTTTGACCCTTCTGTACATTAACCTCTATGATGGAGCGCATCAGATGGAACACTTCGATGAAGTTATGCGTGATATCCCTGAGACTAAGTATAAGTATCGTATGCACTGGAGTATGAAGGATCATGGACTTATTTTAAATAATAGGAGCGGCACAATCGATTGGCTCGGTATAGAGGAAAGCGATATAAAATCTTTGCAAGGAAAGCCATGCCATTACCCTTTCTACAAAATGTTTGTGGATTGGAATGGAGATGTTTTGTTCTGTAGTAACGATTGGGGTAGAGAGCATGTGATAGGTAACCTCATGCAAGATACCCTTATGAATGTCTGGTTTGGTAAACCTATGAGAAAAATCAGACGCAGACTAGCAAAAGGAGATAGAACTCAATCTCCGTGTAACGGGTGTTCCGTAAATGGAACACTATTTGGAAAGGAATCATTCGAGATAATACAAAAGTATGAAAGTAAATCTAATTAGTTATTCACAAGATCCAGAGTATAGAGAAGAAACAGCGCTAGACTTAGTGGCATACTGCGCTAGAGTAAGCAACCCTGGAAATCAAATGAACAAGGAAACAAGTGCAAAACTTGTTAAGTATTTGATTAAACACCAACACTGGTCACCATTAGAAATGGTGTCAGCGTGTCTTGAAATAGAGACAACAAGAGATATCGCTAGACAGATTCTAAGGCATAGAAGTTTTAGTTTTCAAGAGTTTAGTCAGCGATACGCAAATCCCTTAGAGGATTTGGAATTAGTGCCACGCGAAGCAAGACTACAAGACCCAAAGAATAGACAAAATAGTATTCTCATAGACCCTAATGATGAGAAGCAAAGACGTATCAATGAAGATTGGAGAATGAAACAAGTACAATATATTCGTTCTGCAAAAGAGTTGTATACTTGGGCAATTGAAAATGGCATTGCAAAAGAACAGGCAAGAGCAGTTTTGCCTGAAGGCAATACAATGAGTAGATTGTATGTTAATGGGACATTGCGTAGTTGGATTCACTACATTGAATTAAGGAGTGCCAACGGCACACAACTAGAACACATAGAAATTGCCCGAGCTTGTGGAGAGGCAATAGGGAAAATCTTTAAATTATGAAAATAGACGATTTGGAAAAAGTACACCCCATGAAGCAAGTCTTCTGGGCTAGTATGATACAATTTATTGTTGTCTGTCTAATGCTTGGCTCTATGGTAATTATTAAACACACAGTAGCATGAAAATAGCAATAACAGGAACAACAGGACTTGCAGCAGCCATAGCGGGTGCTTTGCAAGATCATGAAATAAAAACTCCTCGTGTAGAGGACATTACAATGAATGGTGTTCACTGGTTTGGATTTGATTATGATAATCCAAATCATGTTGATGTGTTAATTAACCATGCTCACAGAGGATTTCGACAAACCGAAATATTGATGCATGCTTATGAGGCATGGAAACATGATAGTAGTAAGTACATAATCAATATCTCTAGTAGAGCGGCTCAACCTAATATATCAAAAGGATATATGTATGCAACGCAAAAAGCGAGTCTTAATTTTCTTACTAATACTCTTGTGTATAATAGTGACAAGAAGTGTAGAATAACGACAATCAATCTCGGTCTCTTAAATAATGAAGATTTGCCAAGTGTATCTCATGATGAAGTTGCTGATGTTATCAGCTGGCTTATCAATATGGCAGAAAAGACAGAATTAGAAGTACCCGAGATAACATTACAACATCAAGAAAATTACTTAGATGTGCAGTCGGATAAAGAAAGTTTAAAGGATTTAGAATGGTTAGTGCAGAACACATAATTGGAATACTAAAAGATAAGAACGTTGTACTCGTAGGAAACTCTATCGAGATTTTAAACTATGAGAAAGGCGAATTTATTGATTCTCATGACGTAGTAATACGAATGGGAAAAGGAGTTCCAAGAAGCCATCATTATAATGCAATTGGTAAAAGAACTGATATCTGGGCAAGCGGCTTTTTAAGAGCTGAACAGATATCAGCTCGACCTGGCATGGAGACAGTTCCAAAACTATTAAATAGAACTCGTATACATTTGACCGAACCCAGAGAATTACCTGAAGAACTAAAAGACCAGTTTCATACTATGTGGACTGATGAAGAACTTTTGGAACTATATAAAGAGTTTGGTTATGTAGATAGTGAAGTATTAGGTAGACCTTCAAATGGGTTTATAACACTACTTTGGTTAATTAAAAAAGCATGGGTTTGGAAGAGTCTTACAATAGTTGGGTTTGACTTCTTTGCTAAAAAAGCCCCATTTAGAGTAGGTGCTGCTTACCCGAACAGCTGGCATTTACCTAGAAATACCGTTGATGAGATTCCTCACAACGTCCCCGCAGAAAGAGAATACGCTTTAGAAATGTCTCGTAATGGAGTTATAAAGTGGGAAATTCTTTCTGACTTGAAAGAAGAAATCTTAGACGAATAAGTCTATTTATAGTTGAGTAAGGTTGTGGATTTGGTGCTGAGATTTTTCCGAACTTTGTTGATATGCCAACCTAACATTTCAAACCAATCTTCAAATCTATAATCTTTAGCGAATTTTCTAGTTTGTCGAGCTTCGTGTGCAAGTTCTCGATATCTTTTCACTTCTTTTATATTCCTAGTATGATACAAGATGTACCCCATCATATCGACTACTCCCCAGCCCCTGCCCTCAAACTGTTTACATACTTTTATACGCATTAACTCACCGAAGGGAGTAGGAGGATATCCAGTTACTACATGCATAAAGTCATGGCAGTCTATAATAAAAAGTCCGTAGGCTTGTTTTACAATACCCCCTGTCTTTCCATGTTCTTGAAGATCTAAGTTATCGGATAATTTATTAAAGTAAAACTTATCCATAAATTGTAGATATTGGTGACCTAAAGTATTTTCATCTCTATCGCGGAAGGATTCAATGTTATCTATGATACGTTCGCCACGTAAATATCTTTGACCTGTTTCAGTCTTTGACCATAGTTCTATTTGATTGTCTAGCGAATTGCCAGTAAAGTGAATTACAACTTTTGCTATTAAGTCTGCATTATCTGGTTTCCCAGGGTTATACCTAAAAAGTTGCCATAATAAGTCGAGACTACGAAACATTAGATTTTACCTAATAAATATCCTGCCTCATAAACTTTTCGCAGGTATTTCTTTTGCTTATCTGCTTTAGTTAGGAGTCTTTCATTTACTCCTTCTCTTCTCATTTCGTAAGGAATATCATCAATTTGTTTTGCCCATAAATCCCATGGAACTGCCATATAGTGAAGTGTAGGCATATCAAAATAATTTGCATAAAGTTCTAGTGCAGTTGCATTTAGACTAAAAGCTTTTCTCATCATTGTATTATGATTGATTACATCTTTTGGCCCAATAGCTTCTTTTTTAATTAGTTCGTCAACAGTCATATCAAAATACAGAGGCATAAATCCATGGTTTCTTTTCTTAATATTGTTGATTAACTGAGCAGTACTTGCGGACAAGACAAAGGAATCTTTATCTGTCATTCTCTTTCCTTCGTGGTCGATATACCTACTAGCTTTACCATTTAAGAAGTAGTGGGTAAAATGTAAGTCCTTAAACAATTTCCAATTAAGAAGAATAAAGTCCTCTTGTACATCACCTTTTGTAACAGGTAAGTCTAATATCTTATAGTAGTTTCCGTAGAATGGGTGATCAAAGTATTGATGCTTTCTAGATAGATATGCTAAATTATCTCCCATCTGTTTAACTGTTGGAATATTACCCGCAAAAGCACCATTAAATATTCTACAACCTTGTGTATGTACAATTACTCTTTCAATTGGTGCTCCTTTAGGTTGCTTATCTTTCCAATGCTCTCTGAATTGTAGGATAACTCTTGCCATTCTGTTATTAGTTCTAGAATTACCTCTTACATCTTTGCCTCTATATTCAAATGGAGCCTGGTAACAATAAACTTCCCTAAAGTTCTTTAGTGCATAATCAATTAGTGGTTTGTGTTGCTCGTACGCAGGCCCACACCTAGTAAATAGGTGTAAACGATAATTCTCTGACTTCTTAAGTAAAGAACTCAAAGTAAAAGATGTATTGATTTCTTCTGTTAATAAAATTATATCTATCATTTGTTTCCTTGTTTGAACATTCGGTCTCTACCTTTAAATGTAAATTCCCAAAATTGTTCTAAGTATCTTTCTACTCTTTCTTCTGCGTCTTCATCGAAACTGAATACTATGCCAGACCTTTTGCTTGATAAGATTTTTAAAAGTGCAGTTCGTGACCCACACGATTTTCCTGCTATACCTTGATATATTGCTTCATAAGTGAGATGATTCTTTTCTCTTGCCGCTCTAGGAGTAGCTACAGAGTGAATATTCTTACCTAACAATAATCCTTCAAATCCCATTTGACTATTAGGACAGAAAGCTAAATCAGTACAGGCTTCTAAAAGTTCGTGTCCGCCTAGCTTTTTATCTAGTACCTTATCTCTGCCGTATCTTTCTCGATACTTTGCACACCAAATATGTGCAGTTATTGGGTGTGGCTTAATTACATACCCTTCATTTTTTACCAAGTGGTCTAACTTTTTCCAATCAAGTACGTTTTTTCCGCCTTGTATAAGGTTACTCCCTGGTGGAAATACAACCTTATCATATGTAGACCTATTAAACTTTAGCTGGTATTTATTTGCTAAACTATCAATTATTTTTTGTATTCTTTCTTCGTCAATCTTTTGATCCGAATCAGCAATACTGTGCATAACTGCATCGTTTATTTTTATACTATTTACTCTATAAAAAATACCTGTATTTAAAAAGTCTGTGTATAAGAATGTTCTAATAGTATGCAACTCATTAGTGTTATACCATAAGTCATATTCAAATGCACAACCTCTATAACTATCAGGTACAGTTTTTTCACGAAAGTCTGCTAAAGTATCTAGTCTTTCCTTTCGTGGCATACAACTGCCTGATTTCATAAAGTGTGTTGGAATATCTCCCAACTGTTCATTTATGGATAACTGGTCAAGAGCCATTCAGCTTCTCCGTCAGTCTCCAGACTTGTTCTTCTAAGTCTTTTATTCTTTCTTCGTTTTCTCCGATTGTGTCAAAGAGAGCAGACATTAGTCCTTCCATCTTTTTATTTACATAATCAGCTGTTATCTCCGAATTTCTATAATCGTGAGATTGTTTATCTACCGCACTTACTGGTACGGCGTTTGCAGTTTTTTGCATTTTAGCTCCATGATGAACCGTCCCAATAGGAAGCTCCGACATCAGAAGCGCTTGATACTTCAGTATCGAATATAGTTCCAGCTTGAGAGGCTGTTATTCTTTCAAATATACCTGTGTCTGTTGCAGTAGCAATAGTTGTCAGGTGTTCCGTAGTAATTGTGGTGTCTGTCACTCTAGTAGTATTATACGTAGACGTTGTACTTCTAGTAGTATTGAAGACAGAACCTGTTGAACTAGAAGTTTCGAACGTTGTAGTTGTAGACTTCGTAGTATCAAATGTAGAAGTTGTAGACTTACTTGTTGAAGTAGCTCTAGAACTTGCTGTGCTAGTAGTAGTATCATATACAGTCGCGGTTGACTTACTGGTAGATGTTGCTCTTGAACTAGCGGTTGTTGTGTTAGTTTCAAAGGTACAAGTTGTAGACTTACTTGTTGAAGTAGCTCTACTTGTAATTGTACCAAGTGTTGTTGCGTATACAGTTGCAGTTGATTTACTTGTTTCAGTTGCTCTTGAAGTAGTAGTTGCTTTACTTGTCTCAAAAGTAGAAACTGTAGATTTACTTGTTGAAGTAGATCTTGAACTTGCAGTTGTTGTATTAGTATCAAATACAGTTGTAGTAGATCTACTTGTTGATGTAGCTCTTTGACTTACTCTAGAAGTTGCAAAAGTGGTTTCATAAGTTGTGTCTCTAGTAGTATTAGTATTAAAGGCAGTATTTATGATTACATTATCTGTAAGCCTTGAAGTATTAGTGCTGTAATCAGTGCTTACAATTGCGCTAGTATTTGTATTGTTTGTATGCGCCCCCGTATTATTAGTAAACTGAGTTTGATAACTTGTATTTGTATTATTTGTGTGAGCACCTGTATTATTCGTAAAGTTAGTTGTAAACGAAGTATTTGTATTATTTGTATGGGCACCTGTATTATTCGTAAATGAAGTTGTAAACGAAGTATTTGTGTTATTTGTGTGAGCACCTGTATTATTCGTAAATGAAGTTGTAAACGAAGTATTTGTATTATTTGTGTGTGCTCCCGTATTATTAGTAAACCCTGTACTTATAATTACATTATCAGTAGTTCTACTTGTATTTGTTGATACACAAGTATTAGTCGCTACAATAGCACAAGTATTTGTATTGTTTGTAAACCCAGTATTTACAATTACATTATCAGTAGTTCTACTTGTATTTGTTGATACACAAGTATTAGTAGCTACTGTTCCTGAAGTGTTAGTATTGTTAGCAGTATTTGTTGATACACAAGTATTCGTTCCTACAATAGCACAAGTATTTGTATTATTAGTAAAACTTGTACTTACAATTACATTATCAGTAGTTCTACTTGTATTTGTTGATACACAAGTATTGGTTGATGCAATAAAGCACGTATTAGTACTTCTACCAGTATTTGTTGCAGCAGTAAAGCACGTATTAGTATTATTTGCCGCTGCTGCAGTATTATTAGTAAATCCTGTTGAGTTAGTGAAACACGTATTAGTATTATTGGTATCAGCAGTGTTTACAATAGCTGTTGTATTTCTACTTGTGTTTGTTTGTATATTTCCTGGCGGTAACTCAAAGTCAATGATAAACTGTGTAGTAATAATAAAATTAGTTACCCATGAAGTATTAGTTCCCCAAGAAGTATTTGTAGATACAATCGCACAGGTGTTTGTATTTCTAGCAGTATTGGTACTGTAACAAGTGTTAGTAGATACAATAGCACAAGTATTTGTATTGTTTGTAAACCCAGTATTTACAATCGCACAAGTGTTCGTATTATTAGTATGAGGGTTTGTATTATTACTAAATGAAGTTGTATACGAAGTATTTGTATTTTTAGCTGTATTTGTTGAAGCAATATACGACGTATTAGTGTTATTCGTATGAGGATTCGTATTATTTGTAAACGCAGTAGATATAATACCACTCGTATTTGTGTTATTCGTATGAGGATTTGTATTGTTTGTAAACCCAGTATTATACGAAGTATTTGTTGCTACAGATGTATTTGTTGAAGCAGTATACGACGTATTGGTATTATTTGTATGCGGATTTGTATTATTAGTAAATGAAGTATTATACGAAGTATTAGTATCTCTAGCAGTATTAGTACTGTAACAAGTGTTAGTAGCTACGATTACATTATCAGTAGTTCTAGCAGTATTAGTACTGTAACAAGTGTTAGTAGCTACGATTACATTATCAGTAGTTCTAGCAGTATTTGTGCTGAAACAAGTATTAGTAGATACAATTACATTATCAGTAGTTCTAGCAGTATTTGTGCTGTACGAAGTATTTGTTGCTACAATAAATCCACAAGCATAAGATGTATTTGTACTATATGAAGTATTAGTAGATACAATAGCACAGGTGTTTGTATTTCTACTTGTTACATTTGTAAAGCTAGTATTAAAACAGGTATTTGTATTTTGTGAAGTTTCATTCGTAAAACCTGTCGATCTAGTTGTATTGATTGTTGTATCATACGAAGTATTAAATGTAGTTGTAGTATCATAAACTGTAGTTGTTGCTTTACTAGTCTCATAAGTAGTGGTGGTAGTAAAGTTTGTTGTTGTGTTAAATACAGTTGTAGTTGACCTTGTGGTATTAAAAGTAGTGGTCGTAGTATACGTTGTAGTTGTATTAAATACAGTTGTTGTACTTTTAGTAGTGTCAAACGTAGTTGTTGTAGTATACGTTGTTGTACTATCGAATACAGTAGTTGTCGCCCTCGTCGTGTTATACGTGGTTGTAGTCGTAAAGTTTGTAGTTGTATTAAATACAGTAGTCGTACTTTTTGTTGTTTCGTACGCAGTTGTAGTGGTGAAGTTAGTTGTTGTATTAAAAGTAGTAGTTGTACTTCTAGTTGTATTGTAGGTAGAGGTTGTAGACTTACTTGTGTCAAATACTGTGTCAGTAGACTGAACAGTCAAAAATACTGTAGAAGTATTTTTATTTGTCTCAAAAGTACAAGTAGTACTAAAAGAAGTTTCTTGTGTGCCAGATACAAATGTGGTTTCTGTGTTTGTACTTCGTAGAGTACTGTGAACAGCGTCAAACGGCCCTTCAAGAGAGCCGCCATCATTTACGTAAACGTGATGAACACGACGGATTGTGCCGCCGTCGTTAACCGCAAGAAAGCGTATTGTACGAAGTGTTCCTCCGTCATTTACATAAATCGCCATTTAAGTTCCTATGAATAGACGTACCAAACGTGACCGCTTGATGTACTCCCAACTCCAGTTGGAGCAGTTGTTGTAATAGTATAAGGTAATCTTGCTGCTGCAATTGTACCTGTCATCTTAGTACCAGGAACGTCCATATTAGACACCTGTCTACTACTATTAACAATCTCTGTTCCGTCAATACTCAATCCTGAATCTTCAATGTTAAATTGTAATTTTTGTCCCATGTTATACCTCGATTGTTTGTCTTAAGACTTTAATAGTCATATTATCTGTTGAGGCAGGTGTAACTCTTAGTCTTACATTGCCTGAGTTTATATCTGCGTCAAAGGTTGCCTGCGCTCCATTATCAAAGATAGAAGCGTACTGCGTTAAGTATACTGTTGATCCATCATGGAATAACAGTAATTCTAATGCTTGATAGTCTGAATCTGTAGTATTATGAATTTGAATCAAATACTTGGCAGTTCTAAAAGCAGTAGCACTAAACGAGTCTACAGTTTGTTGTCCTGTTGAACTACTTGAAAGAGTAGAAACATCAAAACCTGCGACTTCGTCAATGTGTAGTTTTTGTGGCGGGTTACTGTCTTGAATACCTACCTTGTCGGTAAAGTTATTTGTACCTGAAAAAGTAATTGTTCCAGACATTGTTTTGCCACCCAAAGCACCACTTGCTAGTTGAGTAGTGGTTATCGAGTTATTTGCAATCTCACTTGACCCAACCGAGTTTGCTGAGATCTTAGCTGCATTAACTGCATTGTTTGCTATTTTCGCATTTGATACAACACTATTGTCTAAGTGTATAGTATCAATAGACCCAGATACTAGCTCTGAGCTGTCTACTGAGTTTGCTCCCATAAGATCAGCAGTTATTGTACCACTAGGGATTTGTGTAGCAGTTACTGAATTTTGTCCAAGCTCTGAAGTACCAATTGCATTAGCAGCCACTTTAGCTGCTGTAATAGCGTTGTCTGCTACTTTTGCATTTGTTACACTTGAACTCGCAAGATGTATTGCATCAATACTTCCTGTAATAAGTTCTGCACTATCTACTGAGTTTGCAGCTAGTTGAGTTGCTGTAATTAGTCCATCTGGAATATGAATTACTCCGATAGAGTTTTGTGCTATTTCTGAAGCTCCGACAGCGTTTTGTTGTATCTTTGCAGCTGTTACAGAATTACCTGCCAATTGTGCAGTATTAACCTGAGCATCATCAATGTGCTTGGTTAAGATAGAATTTTGTGCTATCAATGAGCTAGTAATTGCATTTGTTGCAATCTCTCTAGCCGTAATATTATTCTCAGCAATCATTGCTGACTCTACAGCATTTGCTTGAATTGTTGCAGTACCTGTTACATTACCTGCACCTGTGAAAGAAGCTGATGTCCAAACGACATCTCCAGTCATTCCAATTGTTCTTCCAGTTGCTAGTGCGGTAGCTGTATCTGCATTACCTGTTACATTACCTTCTATATCTGCAACAAGTGTACCTTTTGCATAGCCTGTACCACTAGTATTTACTGTTGTGGTAGGTTGTGTTTGTAAATCTTTAAATAATCTCCACTTTCCAGATGAGTCTGCATCTCTAAAGAATCCTGAATATTTATCAGTACCGCCTACATCATATAGTCCGTAGATACCAATATCAACAGCATCAGATGCATTATTTCCTGATGCTAATAGAATTAGAGAGTCTCCAGTAGTAATTGTAGTAGCTGAAGC